GAATTTAACCAAAGTGATTCCCCACCCTTAGCTTTAATTTTGGGTTGTGAGAATGGGTTATCTGGTAATTCAACCCAAGGTTGGTTGACAGTAATTAAACTGTTCAAATATGGGGAACTAGTTTTTCTAGAACCAGTGATTCTTTGGTTTATCCCCATACCGATTTTATCTGATAATACAGAAGCGTTGTGTTGTTTACCACCTTTACCATCGTATGTCATCTTACAAGGTACAGACCCAACAGAATCCCAAAGGAACACTAAATCATATTCTAATTCACCTTTTTCTTGAGCGTCTAATAAATCATTTATATAATCAGTAATTTGTTCGATATATTGGAAATCATTGTTGAATAAGAAAAAACCATCCCATTCACCTTCCTCGGTTAAATCACAATCAAGACCCATCAACTTAGCATGGTCAAAATCCCACTTTTGTTCAGTTATAATGAATACCGGTAAAATACCCTTTTTTTGTGCATCTACAGCTGTTTTAACTAAAGCTGTTGTCTTACCAGTATCACTATGACCTAAAAACATATTTATGTGACCCATAGATGGACCGGGTATCCCAGTAGCGTCTAAGAACGCTTCTCCCAAGTCAAAGAATCTGTCAGATTTGAAAGAAGCCTTCTTAGAAAACTTACTTTTAATGTCTTTAAAACTTTTTTTCTTTATAGCCATTAGTTTTTAATTAAAATGGTAAATCAGTATCAGTTTCTAAACCCGCTTGTGGGTCAACTGGTTTTTGATTGTTGTTATTATCTTCTGAACCCATGTTAATTGTTGTTTCAGTATCACCATACACATATTTTTTAAGGTTACTGTCCCACTCTGGTGTTTCACCTCTTGCGATAGCTTCTAAATATTCCACAGGTTTTTGTGAATAAACATCTTTATATGTTTCGGTATTGGATGTCCATTCTTTTACCTTTGCTTCGTCAGACGAAAGTGGTGTTGGGTCTTCAGCCATTACCATAGAAACTGCTGTATAACTGCCTCTACCATTTGGTAGTGGTACCGACTTTAACATTAAAGTCAAATCTCTACCAGTTTTAGCATCTGTAACATCCCCTCTTTTTTGGAAGATTGGTATAATTTTATCCATTACACCATCACCTTTATAGTTCCATTTAAACCTCCAAAACTTAACACCATCCTCTTCAGCGTCACGGTCAATAACCTTAACGATGTAAAATTTCTTAGAACGATATTGTCTAGCGATTTCCTTGTCTTTTTGATTACCAGTCAGTTTTAAAGCCTCCTCAACTTCATTGAGTGGACTTCTTTCACCTGTTGGTGAACCGTCTGGATTCTTACCTGGGTCCATTAATTTAACCCATTTACCATCTACTTGAACTTCATGGAAATAAACCTCTTTAAATGGTGAGCTACCGTCACTTGTTGGTAGAATTCTAATTGTTTTTTCACCATCAATCTCACCTTTAGGTAGGTAAGTGGCGAAATATTTTTTAAGTCTGTCCTCTCTACTAAGATTTGCTTTTGGTGATGAACTTTTTGATTGTCCGTCCTCATATTGTTTTAAAATCGCGTCTAAACTAGTCATTGTTATTTTTTGTTTTTTAATTAAAATATTTATGACCAAATAATACTAAAAAAAATGGGGAAGTCAATGACCTCCCCAAACAATATTTATATTTTATAATATCTAATTATCTTCCTCTTCTGGGTTGTAAACCCAACTATTTTTAATATCACTTTCGTTGTAATCTTCTACTTCATCAGAAGTTAAAACATAATCGTGTTTATCTTTTTGTTGTTTAAGTTTACCTTGTTTTTCTTCCCAATATTTTTTTGGTGATTGGTTGAATGGACCACTATCCAAATAACGTAATTCTAATTTTTCTTCTGGAGTTTGTGGACGGTATTCTTCTATTTTATTTTCCAAATCACTTATAGAAGCCATCATTTTATCCATATCATTTAATTTAACCTCTAAGTCATCTAATTTAGATATTAAAGAATCTATACTACTATTTTGTTTTTCTATAGTACCACCTAATTCTTCAGTCTTTTTTCCAGTTTCTTTTGTCATGGTGACAATATCGGTAACATCAATTTCCTCAGTATTTTCATCTGAACCACCTAAGTCACCGCCCAAATCTAAATCACCTTCAGGAGATTCGTCTGTTGGGGTGTCTTCCAAATCTAATTCTAAATCGTCAGTTTGTTCTTCTGCTGGTGCTTCTTCGCCCGCAGGTTCTTCTACAGGAGTTTCTTCATCTGCAGGTTCTTCATCTTGTTCTGACAAATCAAATCTATTACCAGAGGCAAAACCCAAGAATTGTTCATCTAAATTTTTAACATAATTACCTATCTCATTAAATCTTTTTAGGTCTTCGTTTAAAATTGTTTCTAATGTTTTCTTTTTAGCCATTTTAACCCATTAATAAATTTCTACCATCTTCGGTAATCATTCTTTTATTGACTCTCTCAATGAGTCCGTCTTTTGTTTTTATTGTTTTACATTCTCCAGTTTTCATATCACAAACCTCTTCAAAACCTTCTTCTTCTAATTTAACATTTTTAGTATTAATTTTGTTTCCTAAAAAATTATCTAAATTTCTTTCTATGTTTTTCATAATTGTGTGTTTTATATATAAATATTACAATAGTGGTAAATATCTAATTTACTATATCTCTACCACCAAATTCCCCAGTAGCTGTACTCCATGGACTTGGTATCCAACCTTTCCTCTTAGCTTCAGTTTCTAAATATTTTATAATCTCTTCTTGTGTACCACCACTATCTAATATTGCAGCTGATAATTTTGTTCTTAAATTTAAATTAAATAATTTACCTTCACTTAACTCATCCTGAACTTTAAAACAAGGACATCTTTTATTAGAAAATTGATTATGTCCTTTCAATACACTTCTCCATAAATCTGGTGCAACACCTTCATTGGGGGTTAATTTTCTTGGATTTTCTACAGTAACTTCACCGTTATTTGTTTTTACAATCAAAGATTTATTATCACCCATTTTAAATAGACCCCATCTGAATAATAACCAAAGTAATGTCCATTCTAAAGTGTCTTTTTGTTTTTCTGTCGCGTAATCCTCACTAGGTGAACTACGGTAGGTTCCCGTTTTAGAACAATTAGCTATCATACTAACACCTAAAGATTTATAATTGTTACCCAATACGTGAGCACCACTTTTATCATCTGGTCTACCACCATATAATGCACCATCTGGTTTACTACCCCCAGTACCTCTAGATATTAGATAATGATAACCGAAACCAGCAAAACCCCTATTTAAATGTTGTTGATTTATATTGAGTACTGGTTCATTACCGTAATTTATCCCAGCGGTTACGTGTATCACGATATATTCTAATTTATCATTATTTCTAGTTCTAAAATTATAATTACCTTTTTTAACTGAATCCGCTTCGGTTGAACTTTCTGCTTCAAAACCACCTTGTCTTGCTATAGCTTGTTCTTGTTTAACTTTTTTACGTATTTTATTTAAATATGTTTGATTTACTTTAGCTACCAACTGAGATATTTCTGGCATTTTGTGGAAAGGTACTCTAACACCTGTAAAACTAGTTGTCATAGTATTAGGTTGTATATTATGTTCAACATCTAAAATTAAATAAGGTCCACTAAACATAGGTACGTGTCTAAGTGAAAAATACATTGTTGGTTGTATACAAACATTACCCATAGCTTCTATTTTACAAGTATAAGACCTACTTTTGTAAATATTAAATAAACTCAATCCTTGAGTTATGATACTTTTATCATTTGCTGATTGTGCCATAGATTCTGTGACAACAAAAGATTCTGAAGTGTTTTTGAATTCACTTTGGTCTAAACTAATCCCTTTAAATACCCCTTGACTTTGTATTCCAAAATCAACAACAAACGCAACTACCTTATTGTTTTTATTTGGGTCGTAGTTTGTGGACAATAACGGATTTTGTGCAGTTCTACCTAACAAAAATGAATCGTTTTGGTATTTAGTTCTTTTAGTCAATTCACCCCCCAACTGTGTCGATGGTGGTCCTACATATTGACATAGAAATTTTGGTCCTGAATCTAAAGTGTTTACTTCTAAGTGTGTACCAAAAATAGCGTCAGCTTCTTGTTGTGTACTATATTTAGGTATTTGTGTGTCACCTTGTGATGTTATACCATAAAAATTTATATAACTAGGCATTCCCATAAAATTAAAGAAATTACCTTGTAATAAAGAACCAATTATGGTGAGCAAACTTTTGTTAGCGTTGTTAGGACTATCAAAACCTTTTATAACATCGGTACTTATAATTGCTTTATCACCAATATCTCTATTTGCTACATCGTAAAATAAAAAATCATCGAAAAGAAATTTATTACCAAATTCTTCACCAGAAATCCACTTGTCATTAAGTGTCTTAAATACTTGGTATTGTTCTAATTTATGTTCATCAGTTTGGTAAGTTGATTTTTCAGAAAAATCATCTATTTGAGTTTCAGTTGTTTCGGGTAAAACTTTTTTAAGTTGTATGAATAGTTGGTTTAAAAAATCGAATTGTCCAAATTCCCAAGCTTCTACAACTTCAGTTAATATTCTTTGTAAAAATTCACGATTGTCTATATTTTCTGTAGCTCCAGCTTCTATTCTTGCTGTAACATACATTCTTATAATTTTTCTTAGTGTCTTTATATTAGAAGAATTGAAGTCTATGTTAAACTCTCTAAAAAATTCAGTGACATAGTTACCACTATCATTATAAATTAGATTAAGTGTGTATGCAGTACCTAAAGAATCACCATAAAAACCAACTTCAGTTTTTAATGTTTTCCACTCATTTGGGTACAAATTCATTGATTCCGTTAAAGTTATATTTGGTGGTAACGTACCTTTGTATGGTTCAAATGTGATACTTGTTGTAGTTCCAGTACCAGGGGAAACAAGACTTTTGAATGTTAAAATATTAACATCTTTTGGATTGTAAAAATTAAACGCTGTTTGGTGTGATAAGAACTCCCTTAAAGTAACATTAATTTTATTTAATTGAGCTTGACCTAAATTATAACTCAATTGTGTATTACTCTGAGATTCTTTAACTTTATCCTGTTCTATTTTTAAAAATTCTCTAAATATATTTTGGAAATTTAAAGATGTGATATCTTCTTTATCTGTGGTCACATTTAACTGTGCATTAAATGTATTACTAAAATTCAAGAAATATTGTTCAAAAGAGTCTAATATATCTGGTGTAAAAATATCAAATAATTCTTCAATTGAAGAATAATTTTCATTATTTGTTATGTCAAACGAAAGTTGTTCACTTTGTTCTGTTTTTATTTGTTTTAAATATTGAGTTGGGCTAGGTAACGTATTTATGTCGTGTTCAAAATAACCATAATTAGATAGTGCCCAAATTAATCTGACAGCACCGTTAGTAACGTTAGGATTGTTAGTTAAAAAATAAGGTGATTTAACTTCAAACTCCAACTGTGATTTTTTCATACCACCCTCACATGGGAATAATAAATACTGTTGTGTGGTGTAACCACTTAAATATGATTCTCTTGTTAAATCATAATAACTAAACCATAGGTTAGCTTTTGTATCTATAGGGTCTACTAATGGTGAAGATGTTATTGTAAGTTCTTCATTATTTTTTAAATATAAAGCTTCTTGTATAATCAACTGATTTAATTGATTATCAGTTATTGGGAACCCACTAATATCTGAACCGTCATATAATAATTCACCAGTGACAAAATAATATAAATAATTGTTCAATTCTGGGTAAAAACCTAAGTTAAGTTGGTCAGATGCTGGTGCTGGAGAAAATTGTCCTCCAAAATTTGTTAAAGTACCATTTGTACCCACATTTAAGTTATAAACATGAGCTAAACCATTTTCATTATTAAAATATGTGTTAGCGTCAAAATTATCCCAAACTGATGATAATATATCAGTACCATTATTCACAAATTCTTTATATCTATGCCATATAGAACCATATTTCAATATCCAAGCACTAGGTAATGGGTGTACAGCAGAAACTTGATTTAACACCTTACCAATATAGTCACCATATAAATTATATGTTGGTTGATTTGATGTTAAAGTTTTTTCCCTTAAAGTGGGTAACGGTAAAGAATTTAAAAATAAATAAGCCGCTTTTTTATAGGGGTTGGTTACCTCATTTATTTCATTTTTTACACCTTCTAATAAACTGTTTATAAAGTATGGTGTGTTTATTAATGAAGTTATTTGTTTATTTGTTATATTTCCACCGTAGTCTTCACCATAATCTAAACTACCTTCAGTCGTTAATAAATTTTCATTTGTGATTAAGAAATTATTATTTGGTTCTTGTACATTTTCGTAAAATACTTTCCAAGAACTATTACTATTTTGAATATTTACGAACCTATTTTCTATTTTGTTTGAAAAATCTGTTATAGCTGTTTTTTCTGCCCAATCTCCATCAGTATAAAATTGTATATTTTCAACTGTAGAAGTTGTTGTATTATCACTTATTATTGACGCAAAGACTTTTTGGTCAATTTTATAATTTACACTATCTTCTATTTTGTTTAAATCTTCATAACTAGATATTGAATTCCCACCAGCTAAATTATTTACAGTCCAAGATTGTAACGGATTTTCCCTAACAAAATGTGAAAATGGATAAGTTTCCAAAACGTTACTATTGACTAAATTACCACTAGATAAAACTTCATTCAAACTACTTAAAGAACTTTCTATTTCAGCGTCATTTAATTGATATGTTAAATTTTTAAATGTGTTGTAAGGTGTTAAAGAAAATCTTGAGTCGTTTGTTTTAGTTCTAATATATGGTGTACTAAATTGTTCTCTGATTAATAACTGGTAGTTATTTAAAGGTGATATTTCTTCTAGGTAAGTTAAAAACGTATTATAGTTAAAATTTTGATTTTTTAACAATTCATTTAAATCTAATAGTCCAGTTAAATATTCTTTTATATTGGCTGCTTCTATTTTAGATAATTCATAATATGTATTTTGACTAACGTTTTCTTTAAGTCTAGTAGATAAACCTGAAAATACAGTGAAAACAACAGACCTATCCCAAATTTCATAATTGAATGGTACTATAGATTTATTAACATAAACCTGTTCTTCACCGAGTTCAAAAGAAGTTATTGGAATCCAATTACCACCAACACTATTTAACTCAAACTCTGGTCTATTATCGGAATTACTAATAACTTGAGCTTTAAAAAATTCTTCCACAAAATTTACCTCTGGCCACAAATTAGAATCATAAGCTTTTGTTTCACCTAAAACTTTAATAGCTCCAGGATACGTACTAACATATTGTGGTCCATTTTCGTCAGTTTCTTGTAGGTAATAATGTGGCCAAGGATAAACTAAAGTATCCTCATCTTCACTACTTGGGTTATTAGGTCCTTTAACAGCGTTTAACCTATCTATTTCATCCCTAACACTAAAAGCTTGTGAATGTGTTTCATCCATCAACCGTAAAAAAGTATCAGCGTGTGATATGAATATTGCGAATATATTTCTAACTGTTGGTGTAAAACCTAAAGATTCTATAACTACGGAATTTATAGCTGTAGTTAATTGTGATTCTATTTCAGTTCTTTTAGTATTAAAAACAGTTATTATTTTACCTATTTTTTCATCAAATATATTAAAAACAAACCAATTGGCTGTACTATCTTCAAAACCTTTTGGTGGTGCTGATTGTAAATCTTCTACTTTTATATCTACTGGTATAGATTGTTTACCACTCTGACCAAACGTATTATTATTCAATAAAGACTTATTACCTTCATCTACTATTTTTTTTAAATTTTCAAAAGCTTCTTTTTGTTTAACTGGGTCTTCTCTGTAGACTTTTTTAAATTGGTAGAAAGCTACACCTGTTTCTGTATCAACTTGTGGACCTGTAACAGAATTTATGTCAGTATCAATATACCTACTTCTCCAACCACCAGAAGTTAACACCTTATTTCTATATAACGTTACAAACTTATCATATTTCTCAATATCATCTAAAGAATTTAAATTATAACTCTTTAATTTTTTTTCTATTTCAGTCTCTAACTCTTTTAATTTACTTATTAAATCATCTATTGTTAAATCTGGTAACGAATCACTTATTAAACCTCTTGATTTATAGGATTCATATACTTGACTCAAAATTTGTCTACCTTTACTGTTTAAAAAAGTCTCTTTAGTCCCATCTTCACCATTTTCTATTTCATATGACCTAGCGAACATATATGGAGCAACCCTCAATTCCTGTAATGTTAAATCCGCCAATAAAGCGGTAACTCTACCTTTAAAATTACAAGTAACATTATAGTTACCAGTACTCGCATCGAAAGATGCGTTAAATTTTTCCAACATTAATTGGTATTCCACAGCTTTACCATAGTACCCTTTTAGTTTTAATTTAAATAGTGGATAAGGTAGTTGAAAAAAAGCAGCGTAAGGTGAATTAGGTCCTTGTTCAAAAAGTGTTTGACCCCTAACATCAGTAAAAGTTATAGTAATTATCGGTGTAAAAGCTCTGTTTAAAGTTACTGAAATACTATTAATTCCAAAAGATTCCGATTCTGTTTTATTTAAAATTTCTTCTCTAACACTTACTTCACCCGTTCTTGGGTCTGTAAATGTATTTTGAACTCTTTGGTTGAGTGCTCCTCCCGCGGTAGCAAATCCTTTACCAGTTTGAACGTCAGTCCAATCGGTAGTTAAATAATCTTTATTCCCTGGTTTTAAGAAATTTATCTCACCTTCGAAAACATCAACAAAAGCTTCTGGGGTTTGGTTATCCACACCCGCACCAGTTATTAGTTTACTTCTAGGTACTACCCTAGCTTTTAAACTGGCATAAATAACAAGTTCTTCAGACTTGACTAACCTATCTTTTACTTGTCCACTTTCAAAAACCCTATTAGGGTCAACTAATAAAATGTTGTTTTCTGAAAACTCTACTAAAATATTGTCACTATTACTAATTCCATCTGGCATATTTAACTTCTAAATTAAAATGTTGATACAGAAGTACTTCCGTTACCATTATTAAACATATTTCGTGTACCAACATTAGGTACTGGGTATTCTTTTATTGGTAAATTTTTACCGTAAAAAAAGAAGTAATCATCTACAGCTTGTTTATAATTTTGTAAAGAAGCTACTAAAGGAAACGGAACAATCAATACTTGTCCGTCTTTAATATCCCATTCTAACCCACCAACCTGTGGATTTGCTTGTAAAATTAACCAACCAAAATAAGGTGTGCCATAATATTGTTCACTAACTTTATCTAATCTAGACTTACCAACTTTATATATAAATTTTTTATCCGTAGATAAAGAAGGTAATTTTATAAATGGAACAGTTAAGTTTTGTCCGTTAACATTGAAATCGGTATATCTGTTATAATATCTTGCCATATTAATCGAATTTTAAATTAAAACTACTTGGGTCTCCTTGATTTTTGTTACTAGCGTTTTCTCTTATATATTTTTCAAGTTGTTGGTCCACAACTTCTTCATATGTCATCTCGCGTGGTTTATCATCTTTTAAATCAGTTAAACCAGTACCATAAGTCAAAGTTGTTAAACCTTGTGGTAAGGTACTTACACTTTCTGGTATAACTACATCCACAAAAGCTTTTTGTATAGCTAATAAACTATTTAAATAATAATTTTCATTTAAACTAATAGCTTTAGATGTGTCATTTCTAAATTTACTAACCCAAGGAGGTTCTGGTATTGGTGTTATTGGGTATATAGCTTGTACCATCCTAGTTATAAAACTAGCTGTTCCATTACTATAATTTGTATTATTTTCTTTAAATGGTGTTATATTATCAGAAACCAAAGAATCAACAGTAGACTTATCAATTAAATCTTTACCAAATAAAATATATTCCATTATAAATGGTTCAAGTAATGAACTTGTTTGTGATTTAAAATTATTTGTTACTGTTGGTGATATTGGAAATCCTGTTATCTCAAAATTATCGGATTTTGTTAATTCAGAACTTACAGCTATATTTAGTGTTGCTGCCAAAACTGCGGTGAACGTATTTGAAGCTTGTATTTGAATATTACCACTATCACCATCATATAGACTACTATAAAAAGTTAATAAATTAGTTAAGTGTTTGTAATCTAGTCCTAATTCTTGTAACGTATCACCACTAGCTGTTCCATAAGTTCCAGTACCACCACTTAAATTAAATGTTGTCCATTTACCATTTTCACCATACCCATCAGCTCGTCTATTGACTACATTAAGTGCATTCACATTTTTAACATAATTTAAAGTAGTGTCTCTTAAATCTGAATTTAATTGTGTGAATATTTGTTCAAAATTAGCTAAAGACATACTTAATTCGTCTAGTAAAAATTCTTTCAAACTTTCTTCTTGTATTGGTAATAATCCGTCAGCAATACTTTGTATGTATGTCGCACCATTTTCAATGTTTGAGGTATATGAATCCCCTAACTCTTTAAGTCTAATTTCCCAATCTAACGAAGCCCCTATAAGTTTACCATCATTTTCATCAAAAGAAGTTGATGTCGCACTATAATATTTTCCTTCAAATAATTGTTTTTTAGAAAAGAATAATGGCACACTAGCGTAGTTATTACTTCTAGTGAAATCAAATAAATCACTGTTGGTACTTAAAATATAATCATAGGCTGAACTACTTAAATCATTCCAATTATTTTTATAATTTATAGTTCCAGTTTGTCCACTAACACCTTCAGAAGAATTTGTCCTATCACCAATAGTGAGTCCATCATTATCTGACGTATCATTTTCATCTACTTTATCAGCTTCACCTTCTGGGTCATTTAAACCAGTATTATTTATTAATTCACTATTATCTTGTATCCATTTTTGTTCATCTGGGTCGTCGTCAGTGACAGTAAATACAGCTCTTTCATCATACATTTCAGTATTGGCGAAGAAATTAAAAGATAATGCGTTTTGTAATTGATTAACGGGTTCTTTTAAACCTTGTCCACCAATATATTTAAAAGTAATACTAACACTAGCAATCATAGGTTGTACACCTATACCTTCTGGATTTAAATCCAATAAGTTTTCATCGTAAGTGAATGAAACTTGGTCTATAGCTATTTTTGTATGGTAAAAATCCCCTACTCTTAATACACATATTGGTGGTGCCCCAAATGAAGTATTCTTTGCATCAACAGAAGTGTTTAAAGTGCCTCCTTCATCAACAACTGTGGGTATGGTAGCACCAGGTCTAACACATTGATTCAAGAATGTTAATCTACTGTTTAAACCTTCAGGTGTTATACTATGAAAACTAGGATGAAAAAATTTAAATTTTTCTTTTAAAGAATCATAAATAAATTTATCTTTCTTTTCTTGATTTGCTTGTATCATGTCAAAATAGTTACATTCAGTAACCATTTTTTGTAATATTTTGTTAGCTATTTCTCTTCTTGTATTCCTATCTTTCTCAATATTTAATTGATTTTGTTGTGGTATAGGTTTAATTCTTATTCTATCAACAGGTGGTTTTGGTTCGGGTTCTGGTTCGGGTTGTGGTATAGGTTCTGGATTTATTGAAGAAATTCTAACATACCTACAATCCGCAGCTGGTGCAGAGTATACTGACCCAACTTCACCAGCTTCACCAGTGTTTTGACACAAGGATTCACCTTTTGGGTCTTGAGCTATTTTTAAATTACCGTTATCTATATAAGTTGAAAATGCGTTTTTACCATCAATTTGATATTCTTTGAACATATTCCTTACAGAATCTATCCTTCTTTTTGAAAGATTTTCGTTATAACTACTTGTCGCTATAGAACTAGCTGAACCTTCAAAAAGTAATGTTATGTTATCTTTACCAGCGTCTAATATAGTTTTTAAATCTCTAGCGAATTTTGGCCATTTGTCTTGATATTCCGTATAAGCTTTATTTTGGAAAAATTCAGTTAACCCTTGTTTATTATCGTCACTAGCTCTATCTATTTGAGCTTGAAAAGATGTTCCACCAGGTACTAAATACTGACCGAAACTAGATTGATTACCTTCAGCACAAGCAACATAACTAACTTCTGTTGTTGTACTTCTAGTATTTGGGTTTGGGTAATCGTTGTCAAAATAGAAAGTTAATCCAGCTTCTAGTTCTGGTAAATTAGGTTGTGTTTGTTCTTGTGGTTCTTCAGTAGCTGATTCATTTATAATTTCTCTAGTAGTTCTTCTAGTTAAACCAGCTGTATTTAATTGTTCGTTAAGTGAAGCTAATTCATTAACTGAAAACTGTGGCCATTTTCTAGCTAAATCAAATATATCATATTTTTTACAACCAGCAAAAAATGAATCGATTAAAGCGTCTGTTTGAGCATCACCTAAACTTTTCAATTCTTCCCTAACTAATAAATTAAGAATACTTGGGTGGTCAACTATTATTTTAAAATTTAAACTACCAGTCCTACTAGTATTATTATATGTGTATATTGGTTCTGGTCTACCTAAAAAGTTGTTGTCAGTCCAACTAGCGGAACTAGATTCGTTAACACTTAAATCATAAGGTGGAAACCACATAATTCTACCACCATTAGGTCCTTTTTCACATGACGGTAAATCATCATATGTAAACCCAGGTTCACCACTAGTTCTCCAAGCTAAGTTTTCTATAGAAAACATGTATTTTTTTACCTTACCGTCAACAATATTAGTAGAACCTTTACCAGATTCGTTAGTTCTATATGGTGCAATATTTAAATTAAACGGACTATCTAAAACAGAATAAGTTTCTTTTCTATGGTTCATGCTAGTTTTAACTAACCTATCATATGTGTAGTAAGGTACGTCTTTAGTCCAAACTCTACAATATTCTCTAGCTTCTTCAACACCTTGACCAGTTGGGTTTGTATTTACATATCTTCTAACTCTAGAACCTTTAGTTAATTCTTTATACCCATCATTGAACACTTTACTAACTTGATTCATAGCGTGTGAGACTGATTTTAAAGCAGCTCCACCTTTAGGTACTGAATCTATAATCTGTTGTGTTACATCCATTATACTATCCTCTCTAAAAGAATAGTTAGTTGATTTAGTATTGTCGTAATTATTGGGTGTCTGGTATCTAGTTGTATTGTCAGTTGAACCTTCTGGTCCTTGTGAAGCACCAGGTTCTTGAGGACCAACTCTATTATTATCAACATTAGAGTTAAATGAAGATGGTATACTATTTAAAAAACCATCACCAGGTGTTTTATCACTAAACCAAGTAAAACCACCAGGTACATTTCCTTGGTTTGCGTAGGTTCTACCTTTCATACCAAAGTCATAATCATTTGTATCAAATTCTTTTGCTACAGCATCTGGTCCAAACATTGGTACATATTTTTTACCAGCATATGTATTTGTAGGTGGACTAACCATGTCCTCAATTCTATTTCTTGGTCCACCAACGTATTGTGGTGGGTTAGGTGGGTTATTACCAAATCCTAATATTCCACCACCAACAAAGTCTATAACTTCACCAAATGCTGCCCCAATAGCTGTTTGTGCTTGTGCTCCTTCACCATATTGTGGTCCATACTTATTGTATCTAATAGCTTTAAAAAGTTTGGATTTTGTACCTTCACTAGTATATTCCAAAAATCTTTGTGAAGGTGATTGTCTCCTTCTAGGTATGCCTATCAAACTTCCTAATATACCAGTAACATCGGAAATTGTTTTTTCAGCATCACTAAGACCTCTAGGTGGTTCAAGTTCAAAATAATCACCAGGTATGTAAGAATACGGCACATAAACCCCCGTAAGTCTTGAAACAAAATCTAAACCTTGTCCAATAATAGATTTAGGTTGTGATATGCTATAATTCCTATCTATTAACGGTTGTCTACCAGTAACAATATCTAAAGCGTCTACAGGGTCTTTTAACGCGTCAACAAAACTTAATCTACCTATAGTTTCTTGATATAATTCTTGTGCTATTCTTTCTTCAAATTCTTTTTTAAGTTGTATAGCACCCAATTGTTGCAATTCACTATCTTGTAGTAATGTTTGTGATAAAAGTCCTTCAGCTGACACACCAAATAATATGTCTGTTGGTGAGTAATATCTTCCAACCAACCTAAATGGGTTTTCACCAAATAATCCTGTACCAGTTTCTGGTGCTGTAAAATTAGGATAAATACCTTCATTAACTTTTGGTACACCTTGACTTGTTGTATATATTTTTATGAAGTCAGTGTATCCACCTTCAGGACCATAAGCGTTATTTAAATAAAGTTTATTTAAAAATAATTCAGAATTTTCTTCAACACTAGGTTGGTCTATAACATCCTTAACTGTTAATGAAGTTACAGAATAAGTTGAATTTGTGAAATTACCGTAAGGTCCTAAACCCTCTGGGTTTGGTAAGTTTTTTGTTAAAAGTAAATCCCTAAGTGCTTTAGTGCCTGAAAAACTTAGTTGTGAAAAATTATTATTTTGTGGAGACCCCGGCATAATACGTTATTTTTATTATAAATATTATTAAATTAAAATACTAGACTAACCAAACGTATCACCATCCATATTAAAATACCTAGAAGTTTGGTTTTCATTATTAAAGTCAAGTGCCGTAGTAAGGTTAGTGTCTATCAAAGCAGATTTTAAATATTGCATAAAAAGAGAATTACCCAACAAAGCTCTCCAATTGAAATCTCCCATATTTACACCATTAAGTTCTAATGGTATTTTGGAAGGCATCCCAGAAAATTTAACATTAACAGTTTTTTCTGGTACACCCATAGTACTACCAATCAAAGGACCAATATTTGTTCCTTTAGCTCCAGCTGTTAAATCGACACCAGTAACCGTATCATTAACTGAAGGTAATAAGAATCCACCATCAGTTAACACAGCTTTAGCTTCACCTTGTGATAACTGAAAGTCATTAACATCTTTACCTTTAATATTTAAATTAGTCACGTTAAGGTCAGCTTGTTGTAATTCAATATTAGCGTTAGTCATATTTTTGAAAAGGTCACTAATTGAACTTACCCCAGTACCTAGAAAAGCTTGCATGAAATTAGCTGAATCAGATGCCATAGCACTTATACCCTCAGTACTAGTCCCAAAAACAGATTCAACACCAGTTTTAATAAAACCACCAATTGATTCACCCAATTCTGTTAATTCACCACTACTAAAAGCTTTACTAAAAGCTTTATTAAATGTAGTGGTTAACTCATCTGAATTAATACCTTTAGTTATTCCGAATTGTAACGCTGCTTCACCACTTAAAAGTGCGTTAGCTATAGTCTCTAAAAAACCGTTTTGTTGTGCCAATAAATCTTTTTCTGATGTTCTATCAAGTTCTGCTTGTTGTTCTCTAAGTTTTTTCAATTCTTCGATTTGTTCACTACCCAAATCTTCTAATTCAAATTCACCACTATCTAATTTTACTTCATATTTACCATCCTCATTCAAACTAGCGATACTAGTTACGAAATCTTGTAAACCTTCTTCAGCTTGTAAATCTAAAGAAAATTGGTTTTGCATAGATTGAAACTTAGTTTGTAATTTAATCATTGAAGCTAATTCTTCTTTACTCATACCTAGTACATCTGCCATAGCACGTAATTGTCTTTGTGCTGTTGGTGGAAACGATATTTCACCAGTTTCTTCATTAAATACAGCAAGTTCTTGTCCAGCTTGGACTAACGAATTTTGTAAACCTTCTAGGTCGTTAGTCGCCATATACATTAATTTAAATGGGTCAGCTAGGTCTCCAGCTGCACCACCAAGTACTTGTAAATTTGCGGCTAATTCTATAGCTCCTTCTGGGTCCATAACTTTTTCAGCTAACGAGGCTGTTGTTGACATACTAATACCTAATTTCTGTGCCTGTGCCGCCATTCTAGCAAAACCTCTAACACCGTCAGAAAAATTATAGGTATTCATCATGTCCATTTTACCAGCTATTGTTTCAATAAAATCTCCAGTATTAACCCCCATTTGTCTTGCGACGGTAGCCATTTCATTACCTTTATCTATAGCCGTCCCTATAGAATAACCCATTTGGTCGAAACCTTTAACCATTTCGGCTACACTATACTCCGATAAACCCATAGCTTCACCAAAAATGGTAGCTCTTGTGATGTCTTCTTCTGAAATAATTTGACCTCTACCCAACTCTTTGGTTATTTGCCTTGAAGTACTTAAAACATCATCCAAATCAAGTCCATACCTTTGTGCTTCTATAGAAGCTTTAAATATATTTTCACTTTGTATTCTTTGTAACGCTCCTACTTGACCTACATTCTGTATAATTTGTTTCCTTATCTTATCTTCTTTTTCTAAAGCCTCTATGCCAATATCTCTTAAAGCTTTTAGTTTAATCTCCCCACTTGTTTCGGTACTGAAAAGTTTCTGATATTTACTTAATATTGCATCAAGCTTCCGATTACCAGTATCTAACCCACTATTGAAGTTATCTTGATAATTTGAAGCTTGATTTGTAGCTGAAGTTTTCTTAACCTGTTCGTCCCATGTTTGTTGGGTAAATCCTGGACCCTTTGGGTCCCCAAACGTATTCCGTTCATCGTTAGTTAACTTAGACCATTTTATACCTTGTTTTAAAGCTTCTGATATTGTTCTCATAATCTTATTTTATTTACCTATAAATAGATTAATTAATTATTTTAAAAACGTGATTTGTTTTTTTGTTTCTCAATATTTTCTTTTTTCTTTTCAAATTCTTCAATAAGTTTATTGAGATAATATCTACGTTCATAAACAGGCATATTCAACACGTCACCGTGATTGAAGTTAGCGAACTTAACCAAATAATAAATTTCGTCTAAAACGTTTTGTCTATAATCCGAAGAAAGGACGAAAAAAATGGGCACCAAGCACAACCGAAGTTGTGACCTCTTCTCCTGACGGTGCCCTAACTGTTACTTTTAAATCCAACCCAGGTTCATTATCTTTAACATAATTTCTAAATTCCTGAGAATCTTTTATTGGCATTGATTGAATCATTTGTGCTAAATTACCTTTATCTCTTTCACCTTCAATTTCTTGAATTAAATATTCTAGTCGTTTAGTTATCTTAGGTGCTATCCTTCCACCATATTGTGAATCAATATCAGATAATTCATTTTCTTGTTGTGACGTTAAAAATTTAAATTTAATATTTTTCTTAGTCACTGGTAACAAAAAAGAAAACTCACCTTTTTCATCAGCTACCAAATTAAAGTCTTTCATTGTAACGTTACTTAGGTCGTGTGAGTGTTCAAAAGTTTTTTTAGTTTTTGGGTCTGTTAGTGTAAACTCATATATTGGTCCAAAAGCAGTGTTCCTTAAAAATATTAAAACAGCTTGTTTATCACATTCTAACATTTCAGAAATATTAACTTCACTTCCTAAAATTTTTCTTCTTAATAGTTCATCAACTATATTACCATTCTGAATTATGTTCGGTGAACTTAACAAATTTTCGTCTGAAGCTGTCAAATAAGTTACTTTAACTGAATCTAGTTTGTTTTTATAAAACATACCTTTAGATGGTAAACTTACTATGTCGTAAGGTATATTTGCTTGTGATGGGTCTGAATACTCTCTTGGGTCCATTTAATTTAAATAATTTATATTTTATGTTTTGATTTTATTTACCATAACCAATAAAACTTATGTTATCAATACAATAAGTAAATACTTTTATTTTTAAAATAAAAAAACCCACACAGTTAAGTGTAGGTTTTATAATTGGTATCTTTATATTGTCTATATTAGTAAACTAAAATACATCTATCTGGTCTAAG